GTCCTTGAATCACATTAATTGCTGATGGTATAGTTATCACAGGAACAGCAGTTTCTGTACACGTAGTACAAACAGAAGTCTCATTTACAACACCATTTCCAGAAACAAATAAATAATAATTTAAAGGACTCGCTATATTACCGTATCTATGGTAAGCATTATCTCCTAATCTAGATGTTCCAAATGGATTCTCATACAATATATCTCCTTCTTCAGGTAATGCAGCAGAACCATTATGGTACTTCGTTGTTGTTGGCATAGCATCAGCTCTACAAACATAATTAGGTCTAGTCGTATCTAATACTGATTCCGAGTTTTCATAAACAAATTGAGTAAGTGTAGGCTCAGGAACTGTTATAGAAGCAATGGTATTAGTAGCTGGTGCAGCTCCCTCTCCAAAATGCTCTACTTCAATATCGTAAATTATTTCCTGATTAGACCTTACAAAGTCAATAGTTCCAGGTGTTGTCGTAGCTGTATCTCCAGAAGTAGCTACCGTTACTCCATTTTGTTTTAATCTAAATATGTTTCCAGTTGCTCCAGCACCACTCACAGGCGTATAAGCCAATGATATTCTTCCTTCTTTATTTCCGAAATCTAACCTACCTTTAGCTACTCCTGCAACATTATTAGTGGCTTCAGGAACTGCAAATTGAGCTGTTGACCCTGAACTAATCTTTCCTCTGTAGTCAATTACCATATACAAGTGGTCAAAACCAGTTCTATTTAATGAAGGCAATGTTCCCGTCCATTCATCCCCTGATAAAACCGGTGTCATTTCTACTGTAGCAGCGTCAGCTATTACTTCGTTGATTTGGTTCTGAAGGTAAACAGTGTTTGTTAGAAGATAGTACATTTTAGTACCTAGACTTGGAGCAAAAGAAGCTCTGTTAGTAGCACCTACCTGAGAAGCTTTTAATGTTACATCATCACCAGTAGCGGGGTTAATACCAAAACCTTCTATTCCTGTTTCATTTGCAGAGAAAAACACTTCACTATTCTCTACCATTCGCTGATCAATAGCTTGAAAAGATGAACCGGTATTAGAAGAAAAATCATAAGTAACACTTCCCGTTTGTAGACCTGTAGAAGAACCTTTAGTTACTTTTCCTCCAGTATCTCCAGCTGCTAAAATTCCTGTTGTCAATACTTGCTGCCCAGACTGAGTAAATATCTGACTAGTTACAACACCATCACATCCTGTTATATTTAAAGTTACAGCTCTGTTACTAGTGCTGGTATTAGCAAGAAACTTAAATGTCACTATCTCACTTCTTGAATTACCATAGCTAGGAGTAATACCATTCATAGTTACCCAGTTAGTGCCATCTCCTGTATCTACTAAAGACAATGTCCACGACTGAGATGATACAATCTCTAAAGTAGAAGTAACCCCTGACTTACCTATCTGAGGAGTAAATCTTGGAGTGAATGAAAAGTCACATGGTGGTGCAGGTGTCGTATTGGATGAAAGTACGTACTGCTCTTTAAATGGATCAATAGCTCCTAGTTTTTGAGTAGTTAAGTTATCTCTAAATAAATCTTTAAAGTAATCACTCATTCCTAATTGAGATATTTCAAAAATACCATTTAAACCTAACTGCAGTATTGCACCCCTTTTAGCATCAGCGAAGTACATGTTATTACCCCAAGTAGCAAAGCTTTCAGGATTTTCACTAATACCATATTCTCCACTGTAGGTTATTTGAGTACCTAACACTTGTGGTATAGAAGCAACGCTACCACCACCAACAGCATCAGATAATAAGTTTTTGCCGTACAACACCTTGGATACTTTATCCTCTTGAAATAACACTACGTCTGTGTCTCTTGAGTGTAGTTTTTGAATAGGACCGTATTCTTTATTGACATCTTTAAAGTTGGCTAGAGATAAGTTAAACTCATTTAAGTTGTTTACATTGGTGTTTTCTACATATACGCCACTATAAGTCAAACTAGCTTCTAGATGTTCTTCACCATATTCTTCTATATCTGTACTAGCTCTAGGGCTATTTATTAAATAAGCTTCATTCCATTGACCTTTTATACGGGTAGCTTCTACGCCATTACCAAATGTAAAGCAATTAAATGCAGCATTCTGTTGTTCTTGTAAAGTTGGGTTGTCTTTAATATTTGGGTTCAAACTTACAATAGCGGGAACAGTGTTGGTTTGGTTTTGAAGATTAGATTCGTGAAGTTTATTTACCTTGTCAATGTTAAAAGTGTAAGGTGTTTCGTAAAATATACCAGTGTCAACAGCAGTTGGTTTAGTCTCAAAAATAGGAGTACCGTTCTCTGATTGAGCAACTCTAAATCTAACACTTAAATCTTTTATTTTTAAGCCAGCCACCGCAGTGCTATTGGTTCCCTCTCCCGTTTGATCTATTACTTCACTAGATCTTATAAACATTACTAAGGCTCCGACGTAACTATTCCTTTTAGCATAAGTAGGCCAATTTCCTTGATTATTTCCTGTTGGGTCTCCAGATGACTTACTTTGTATAAAAACACTTTGATCAGTTTGAACTGTACTGTCCCCAAATGGTTCAAAATATTTTTCATAAGCATAAACTCTTCTAAAGAAAATCCTGGAACCCCTATGGTTAATGGTTATATCATCACTATTTAAATGTGTAAATGACTGCCAGATATTATCCTCATAGAACCACTCCTCAATATTATCATAATCAGCACTAGCAAAATAAAAGTTATCATTTATAGAGCTGGTGTCAATTACACCTTGTTTCAAAGTATCTTCTTCCACCTTGACTTCTATAATAGCACCTGCTTTTATTGCTTTATCTGTACTTGGGTACTTAATATTTCCATTAGGGTACTTATTAAGGTCACCAGGTTGATTTTGAAAAGCGATTACACCTGTAGATCCACCACCAGCCGAAGCGGGAGCTATAGCACATGATAGTTGTGGAGACTGTATGTTAGATGATAAATTACCAGTAGAAACTCCTGTTTGAGCAGTGGTTACTTGAAAATTATTTACCCCAAAAGAAGAGTGCACATTAAAAGTCCAGTAATCAAACAAAGTATATCCAGGACCATCCGGAAATATTATATACATGTTTAAATTATACGCCGGGGTTGGTGGTGTTGCACCAGCTACTAAAGGCGGGTTGTCTATGTGATAAGGTGTTGAATAGTAATCTGAAATTAATAAATTATCATACCAAAGTTCGTAAATACCATTACTAAAGTTTTCTACTTTAAAAGTACCATTAAGAGTTATAGTTATTTTTATTCTAGCATCTCTTTCTGCAGAAGTATCGTGAGGTGTTGGTTTACCAGTTAAAGCGCATGTTGTACCAGTATGTAGTTTAACCCTGTTATTTGTTAAGGAAGCTCCATAGTAATTAGGAAAGTCTATTTGAGCAACACCAACGTTTGTAGTGCCATCTGTACCCTGATACACTCTGTCTGTTTGTATATATGAAGATACATTAGACTTTTTACCATTTCTATAATCCCCTGTTGTTCCTGAGCCATCCCATTCTCCCTCGTATTGATCTATACTTAAAGCACCTCTGTTATCGGATATCTTAAAATACAAACCAGGGAATTCACTACCACCTAAGAAATCCTCTTCTTTAACCTCTACCTCTAAAACTCTAAACTGCTGACTAGAATTAGTAGCAATACCATTGATGTTTTTCATATAAATGAAGCTACCTACATCTACCTTGTTTACTTCTGGCCTCTGTATGAAAAAATAAAAATCCGTACCGTCTCTGTAAAATATCACTGGAAATATAGTGGCATAATTATCCGACTTCCCTTGTTTAATATAAATTCTATACTTACTAGCAAATTCTGGAGGACTGTGATTTATACTTACCCTTAAGTCATTTATTGTATCTGAATTAGCCGGTGGTATATACAAAGTATTGGAATCACTGTCTCCTTGAGGATTAGAAACATTAGGTGTTAAAACAGTAGACATCCTACCGTAATCATCCAAGTAAACTATTCCTACCTCATAATCTCTATCACTATGGAAGCTAGGTGTACCCACCTGAGAAGTCTCTTTTGATTCTAGAGATAATGTAAAGTCTATTGCTAGGTCTTCCCCCCACTCATTCTTTAAATCGTAACCCTGTACGTAATTTCCGTATATTAATCTACTTCCTATTATTTCTTGTGACTTCGCCTTTCTTGGAACATTATCAAACAACCTTGTTACTTCATCATTACTTAGTATTGCAAATATTTTATTGTTGTTAAACAGAACATTCTCAGTAGTATTATCTGCCCAATTGTTTTTTTCTTTATTAAATGTTTCTACTATATAAACAGATCCGGTAAACTCATCAAAATATAATAACTGAATATCCTTAACTTGAGAATCACCAGTGGTTAAAGCCACTTGCACCTGGTTAAAACCATTAGTCATAGAAGTAAAAACTCCCTCAGCATAATTCATTGAAAAGTCTGTTGGTCTAAATGCCGTTGATGAAAAAGGTGATAAAGCACTAAACTCGTTATTTTCATATCTCCACCTAAAGGCAAACCGTATATACTTGTCGCTAATATTGTTTACTACATTATCTAATAAAGATGGTACCGTTACATTTAACTCGTCTGTATCTTGAAGTAATATAGAAGGAGGATCTAAAGGTGGCTTAACAATAACAGAAATATCATCTTCAGTAAAGTCATCTAGTTCATAATACCTTAATATATTAACTCTTCTTGGTGGATTTAAATTATCCGTCCAAAAAAGCAAATCTCCTATAATGTTGATACCTGTTATGACGTGCTCAGAATCAAACTTCAAAACTCTGCCCTTAGTATCTTTTAATATTACAGCAGATGAGTTACTTGGTTCGTTGTATCTTATGATGTAATCAAAATTAGTATCTGTAACAAACCAATAAAATTCCTCACTAGACGGGTTGGCTATTGCACCAATGGTTTTAGCAGATTCGCTTAAATATGATAAGTCACCACCTACCTGAGTGTTACCCAACATATTCTCAATAGATCCTACATTAGAATCCTCAGACGTTGAAACACCTATATTCTGTCCATCTCTGTATATTCCAGGTGGTATAAGACGCTCATCGAGGTCTTTGTTCATTATCCCCTTGGTGAATGTTCTAGTTAACTTCATTTAATCCATTTAGCTCTTGCTCGTAAAGGCATCAAAAGTCTTCCAGGGTGTAGATTGCTTAATCTAATTTTAGCGTTTCTTAATTTAGCTGTCTTCTCTTTTCTAGCCCTATTAATAATATACTCCTGAACTCCAAACTTGTTTTCTAAAATAGCCCATCTAATATAAGCATATAAGTAATCCTCTGCTAGTTTATTAATAACTATTTGATCATCATCGCCATTCTCCATACCGTCTGATACATATTCTAGCACCACTAACTGACCACCCATTTCTGAGCTAAAATTAATTACACCGCCTACCTTATCTATTCTAAAGTTTGGATTCTGATTAGCTAATGAAGTGTTTAAACCGTACTGACCACCTACAGAAAAACCAAAGTACCATTCTCCATCACAGCAATACCCTTGCTTATTATGATAAGGATGTCCGTTATTTAAATATAATGATGGCTTAGTTCCTTTAATTCTTTGTAGATCTAACGTAGAGTTTTCTGGGCTTAAGGCATTACCACTTAAATCAAAAAGTATTTCAGCATTCTGATCCTGTAAGTAAGCAGATGAAAAGTTAGTTTGAAAGTTCTCTATCAATGGAAACAATACACCGTCTTTATAAAGAGATATTCTTACGTAGTTAACATAATCATGAGGTAATACAAACTTTAAGTCATCCGTAACAGCTAGTTCTAATATTTTAATATTTTTTAAAGCATCGTAGTTGATTTCTTGAATACCTCTCTTAGCGTGAAACAGCATATTATACCTAGTGGCATTACTTACTAACTTATCATCACCAGCATACATCAGTTGAAAATTATTTACAACATCTTTTAGTGATACATATTGATAACTCCCCCAGTTTAAATTTTTAGGAGCAACGTTACCATTGGTGTAATATTTTTCATCAGTTATATATGCCATTAAGATTCAGTTTTAAGATTTAATATTTCTTCACTCTTCTCAAAATTGACTACTGCTTGCTCTCTAATACTAATTCCTGCATATTCACAAATCTTAATAGTAATGTCAATGGCATCTGAAAGTGGTAATTCAAAGTCTTGATAAGAAGCACTACTTGGATTAAATACTGGATCACCGTCAGCACCAATAGCATTATAAGTCCAGGCTGGGGTCTTAGGATATCTCACATAAGTCAATAGCACATCTGTAGTAATACTTTCTGGATACACTTGAGCAGTGTTAGCTGGAGCACTAACAGGGCTACTTATTGGAGCTGGACCAACTACATAAGCTGGGTAATTATTATTTGGAGCTGTTAAGTTAGATGATAAAAGTTTTCCTATTTTAGCTTGTGCTACTCTTTCTATTTCAGTATAAGTTTTTGGTGGACCAGGCTTTACGACTTCCATCTTAAGAAGAGTATACCAATCATTAGGAAGTGTAAATTGACCCGTGGCCACATGAGTTAAACTACTAGAAACAGTGAAGATGTCAAGTACTTCCTCCATTTCTTTAACGATATCAGCGTAGTTTTCACCTGACATTCTTTGATTCTGCTTTTTCTTCCAGTTAGCTAAACTAAAAAAATACCCCTCAAATACTTCTAGTTGAGCTTGGTTCGCAAATAAGTTAAATTCTTCTGGTGTTAAGTATCCGTTGTTGTTCTTGTTTAGTATAGATAGTACGGTATTTCTTACCTCGTTGATCATCGAAAGCTATTTCCCACAAAGATAAGCAAAAAAAAAGAGCCCCACTTGGAGACTCTTATATCAATAACTTAAATTTATTTTACTTTCTTCTCTAAAAGCTCTAATACTTCTAGGCCATCATCTGTTTTAAAGTAAGATATTAAAGAACGCTTATGGTCTTCACCAAACGGAACAGTAATGATTCTTTTCTTATTTTCTTTCAGATTGTAATAGATTTCTCTCTTTTGTTTTCTAAAAGTAATAATGCTTTGACTAAACGCTTTAGTAACTAATTCTTCTAGCTCTAAGTCTGAATCATCTAACATTTCTAAAAATCCTTCTGGATCTTCTCTAGCGTATAATAACACGTCTCTTTTGAGCTCATTAGTTTTTATTTTATCCACTCTAGATCCCATAAGAACTCTACCTATCATCTCTAATTTAGCTAAAGGTAAATCGGATGCTGCTTTTAAAGCTTCTATTTCTAAGTTTAAATCTTCTAGATCATCTTGAGCGTCACGTTCTAAATCTACCTCTTCATAAAGAGTACCATTTAAAGGGTGTAATTCTAGAAATTGCTGCAATAAAGTATCAGATCTTTTAGTCGATAAAAACCCATCTTCAAATATAATAGGCTCTATTAATACATTTTTATCTTGCTCGTCTTCGAAAATAGACTTTTGGTTTTTAGCATATCTCATTGCTCTGTTGATTCCCTTTTCTTCATCGAAATATAATAAAGGGTTATTAGCTGAGTGAGTTGAATTAATCATTGTGGAGATAGGTGTTTTATCTGATTTTAACCTATACATCCTGTCTTTTAATACTTGTTTTTTCATTTGATTTAATTTAATTATGTAAATAATAGGGGGCCGAAGCCCCCATATATAATTGTCTTTTTTATCCTTTGAACAATACAAAGTTGTTTGCACCCATAGTACATAACGCTCTTTCAGATAAGAAGTTAACTTCCATTGCATCTAAATCTGAAGTAGCAGCACCACCAGCACTACCAGTCATCCACGTCTT